GTGGCCCAACTTGGAATACCACCTGCGACTGTTAGAACTTGTCCAGTGCTACCAATTCCAAGTCTTGCTGGTGTTGATCCACTAGAAGAATAAATTGTATCGCCTGTAGTTGTCATTGGATTAGTCATGCCAGTTGTATCTACGTTAGCCCAAGCACTGCCAGTGTAATATGTAGTTACGTTTGTATCTTTAAGATAAGCAAACTGTCCTTCTTGTGGTGATGTAATTGCTGCATCTCTAGCTGCTGCACTTGCAAAGACTAGAATGCCCTGCATTAGATAGCCGTTAGTATCGGCTGCAGTCAGCACCTCACCAGTTGTAAACGTCTTAAAACCTAATCCTGCTGCCATTTGTACTCCCTAGTAACTTAGGACATTATAGTCTAAAGTGCCATAAATCGTATCATTTAGGATAAATGCGTCTATGACTGGCTCTAATGTCGTGAACGTGGTTTTCCAACTATTTGGTGATATGTTCATACGCACACCAAAAATTTGTAATGTTTTCTCTAATGTAGATCCGCCAGGCTGGGTAGTAATTACCTTGATCGGATCAAAAAAGTCTAGGTCTAGGGCTGCAATAATGCCGCTATTGTAATTGTTTGTGTATAGGTCAAGCACTATGGAATCTACTCGGATGCTGGTCTCAGCTCTACTAGCCACATAAGCCTGTGCGTAATCTAAGGCTACGGCATCGGTCTGCATAAGTAGGTTGTCTAAGAAGTAGCTGTGTAAAAAATACTTGTCTATGCTGTCTTGGTTTGATGCGACCTGTGCTGTGCCACCTGCTCTAGTAATAGTAGCTTTGTTAAATATAAGTACATCGTTAAGAATCCAACTAGCATCAAAGTAATCTATACCTGTGCCGTTATCTGCAAAGACTGTCGGTGTGCCGCCAATAGATCCTGCAGTTACGTCTCTATCTTGGAATACGAACGACCCACTAGCATCTACGTATAATGCGCCATACTCTGAGGTGGCTACAGTAGTTAAGGCTTGCAGTGCTGTGCGGTTAGTGCCAGGATCTGCCTGCATAGTGGTCAGACCTGCATCTACATCGCGCATAGTCGCTGGCCAGTCAATTTCATCTAGAATCTCGTTAATACGTGTGCCTGCTAAGTCGCCTGCAGTTGCACCTGTAACTGTGCTTATCTGTGCTACCTGCGCTAATCTAAATGCATCTACAGCTTGTATAGTCGTAATGGCTACATCTTCACCAGATTCATCTGGGTAAGTCGTAACATAACTGGTAATAAATCCCTGAAACACAGGATAATTAACACCACTATATGTAGCACTTATCTGCACCTTTTTCATAGGAGTTAATAAATTGTAATATGGCCCAGTTACATTCTGCGGATTAAAATCGCCATTTTGATCTACTATGCGTAAGGTAAGTGCGCCTGTCTGAAATTGATCTGATAATGCAGTACGGCCTCGGTTAGTCTCTATGCGATTTACCTTATTAGATACATCTACAATTACAGCTGTGGCATCACCTAATACGTTTGTGTCTAATATGCCTGATCCCAAAATAAGAGTCTGCGCAAAATTCGGCCCAGTCGAGAAATTTATTAAAGCGGTTATTACGGGTAAGGTCATACTAAGAATCCAGCAGGTACTGTTGAGTAACCTGATCTAGTCGCCACCTGTATGCTTTCTGCTATAGCCTGACTCAACCTGTCGCCACCTGCATCTACAGTAACTTTAATATCCATCGGGCTCTGTGATGATGATCTTTGTACGCTACCTGTACTAAAGCCGCTTAAAAAATCGTTAATGCGTGAGTTTAATTCTTTAGTGTCTAGTATTGCCGCCTGTATTACTGGCTCGCTATATGTAGGACCTGATGGACCTGATGGACCTGATGGACCTGATGGTGCTGTTGGACTTGTAAAATTAAACTTAGCAAGCATGGCTATAATTCTGGCATTAATTTCCCTAATTACAGATATGCCTAAATCTTCTATGTAGGTATCTATCTTATTAGATAAGGTTCTAACTTTCATTATTCCAAAATCCTCTAAGCTCATACCTGCAAGTTTGGCCTGATCGGCTAACTTTTTTAATGCCTCGGCTGCTTCTAACTCGGCTAGTAACTTTTTAGCTAAAGCCTCGTTATTGTCTAAGATTGCTAGCTGTGATTTTAGGCGTAATTTAGTTTCTTCATCGGTTGCGCTGTTTAAGGCTGCGTTTAAGCCTATGCGTTCTAGGTCAAACTTCTTTTTCAATTCTTCTACGTTTTTATTCTCAATAGCGTTTTTCTTTGATAATAAATCGTATTCAACTTTTTTAGCTCCTGCTAACTTAGCCTCTATGCGAGCATTTAATATTCTAATTCTGGCTAATGCTGAGTTTTCTTTTTCGCTTATAGGTCGTTTACTAGTCGCTAAGCCACCTATAGCATCTACACCTATAACACCAAAAGCACCTAATACAGCAGCTGGTTTTTTACTTAAAATTGCTAACGCTAATAAACCTGCTTTAAATGAAGGATTTTGTACAAGGTCAGTAAACTTTCTAATTAACTTTGCCATCTCAACAGTAGCAAAGGCTATGTTATCGCCTAGATTTTCAAAATCTGTAGAAAGCCCAGATATTGATTGATCCTTACTTAATATAACTAATGCATCTACTAAGCCTGTACCAATAGATTTAGTTGCTTCGTCTGCGCCTTTTTTCAGCACATCCATCTTGCCAGCGTATGTATCTAATCTAGCTGCTGCCTGACCACTAAACTTTTTCTCTAGTTCAGCCATGATTTTATTCATGTCGCCAGTCGCTAATATGTTTTTATCTATGCCAGTGTTAAGTCCGTTAATTGCTTTAGTTTGCCCTCTTACACCTGCGGCTATTGCACCTACTACTGTTGCTAAGTTTTCACCTGTACCTGCACTTATATCTAATGCAGCCTCTAGTGAACGCTGTGCAAGATCTACAGAGCCAGTAACGTTTAATAATGTCTTAAATGGTCCGCGTAAGTCTGTAAGTATTGCATAAGTTTTTTCTAAACCTTTTATATAGGTTTCTACTTCAGTTACTCTAAATGCGTTGCCTGTGTTTTCTAATTGCAAGGCTAACGATTTGGCTGCTGCTTCATCTTCTGCAAAGGCTTTAACTGCCTTCTTACTAAATGCTACTAGTGCTGTTGCGCTAAATGCAACGCCAAATACCCTAGCAAATTGTTTAATTTGTTTTGAGAATACATCTACATCCTGCTTGGCTTTCTTTAACGCTTTACCATTCCAGGTAGCGAGGGCCGAGACGACTACATTTGCCACTATGCCACCGCCTTTAATTCTGTAGAATCATTAAAGTAATCAGCTGTATGTGTGATTGCTTTTAGGATTGCATCGTAAACTTTAGGACTATCCTTAGCCCAGGCTTTGTAGATTAAACGACCCTTACCTTTACGACCAGGACTACGCACGCCTTTAATTTTAGGCTGTTGTGTAAGTGCCCCCATTGACGTTACAAACTGATAACCTGCGAATGGATTGTTTGAATTGTAAGAACGTGTGGACCTAGATTTTCTTCTAGCCGTTCTTGCTTGTTCATAGGCAACTACTCCGCCACCTTCATGAATAGAAGTAAATGGCGCACGCCCTTCTGGATTTACTCTGCCTGCGGTCTCATAAATACGACCAGCTGCGCTAATATTGTAAACATAATTTTCTACTTGAAAGCCGTTTTTGAATAGTCTGTTTTTTCCTTCTTTGTAACCAATACCGCCACGCACGTTATCCGCGCTGTATTTAGGAAATGGTCGGTAAGTTATGTCTGAAGATATAGGCTTACTCCAGCCCGATAATACTTCAGTGTTGCTAGGTACATAACCTTTAGCTGTAGCTTCAACCTGTCGCATTAAAGGTGAGATGGCAGTTTTAATACGTGTGTACATATCTTCGTCTATGAAACTTAAACCCTTTTGGACATCATCTACGCCTATTACGTTGGCTGGCATTTTTGATCTCCTTTGCTCTATCGCTAAAAACTTGCACTATTGCTTTTAGCATCTCTGAGTCCATGTTAATAAACTCACTAGGCGCGATTCCAGTCTCTACACTTAAAGCAGCCACTGTATAGAGAATGGAGTCACGCGGTACTATTTTTTTTCTTCGTCTAATACCTCGACAGTTTCTAAGCTGTCAATAAACTCAATACCAAATATAGGTACAGTTACGTTAGCCCTACGTAAGCACTCATGCGCCAAGTAATAGATCTCGGTCTGCCGTTCGTGGTCACGTAGGACTTTACTAATTCCTGCGCCATACTTTAACTCGAAAGCGTACTCGACACCTGGCGTAATCTTGTGTTCAGATACTTCGCCATTAGCCCTTGTTATCTTTAGCTTTGCCATTATTACTCCTTAAGCTGTTACGTCAACTACTATAGGGCTTTGGCAGGTAAATGTAATTGACTGTGTGCTTATGTCGCCCACTGCGCCATTTACATCTTGAGTATTGTTGACCAAAATCGTAGTTTGAAATTCTGGGTTGGTTGCGCTGATTACTGCGTTTGTCTGCTTAATTGTTAGTGGCACTGTAGTACCCCATGCAGCCTGCAGCGTTGCGTTTACGTTAGCTGCCGCTGTGTCATTTAAGAAGTCAATAGTAATGGTGCTTGCTTCCAAACCTTTTGCGAATTTGTGTGCAGTGTCCCCCATGGCCGTGACCTCTAGCTCATCAAAACTGCGGTTTATTGTTACAGCTGTTACGTGATTGGTTAGATGCACGCTATTCAGCGTGGCAACTCCG